AGTGCTATTTGGCACACCAGCTGCTTGACAGGCTTTGAAAGCGCTCAGACCGCTGCGCATTCCTTTGAGCACCATGTCAGCGATCACGGCTCGGTCTTCACTGCCTGGCTTAGTTCGCTTGATTGCAGTTTTTGTTTTTTGGTTTTTTGTGGTCATGAGTCTTTCCTTGCCAAATAAATCCAAACTGTAAGCAGGGCCAACAACCACCATTGATGTGTTGCACCAATTGCAGCGCCAGCAAACCAGAGAATTAAATTGTGTTGATTCGTGGTCATGCTGCATTGTCCTTCATGTTTTCAATTCGCGCTAGTTTCATGGCATCTTTTAAATCCATCCTGAGTTGCTCGTTCGCGGCCTGCTCATCTTGGAGTCGGATGTAGACCTCATGCGCAAACTTGGCCAGCGTGTCATGTTGCCATGTTGCGAAGTTTGGGGTTTCACGTTTGTTGTTCATGTTAGTACTTGCTCACCTTTCTGTGGATAACTTTATCCCGAATTTTCCGCATCCAGTTGCCCCTACTGCCCCTAACGTATACGTTTTAGGGGCGGGGCGGGGCGATTTAACTGGCTTTTGCCCCTAATCCCTAAAAACCCCTAGGGGCAGTCAGGGGCGTTTAGGGGCAATTCTTTTCTCCATTTTTCTGCATCATCATGGCACTGACTTGGGATTCGTTGATAAAAATCCAGCCGTGTTCGAATGGCTCAATTGTTCCTGCATTGAGCATTTGAGCGATGATTCCATCCTGCCTGCTGGCCTCTGTTTTGTTCTTTGCAGTGCGTTCTGACATACCATCCTTGACCAGAAGATCACGCAGTGATGATCTGCTGAGATAGGGTAAACCATTACGCTCTTCTGCACCAGACGACCACCATGCACGCTCAACTGTTCGGTTGTTTTCATCGTGTTTGGATGGTTTCTTGTGTGGTTTTGTGGCATTTGATTCATCATCTGGAATGGCCACGCAGGTGGTTGCAGCACCTCCAAACTTGGTTGTGCCCATCTCAATGATCTCCAGCTTAAAGTAGATCGTGTCGCCTTTGCTTGGGAGTTCGCGCTGTTTTGTGACGGTCACTGAGCGTGTGCCATCTTTTTCTGTGACCTCGATCTCGGTGTCAATGTGTGCTCGGATGCCTGACCAACCACGTGCTCCTTTGGCTGCATCTTTTCCATTGTGGTGAATGATCATCAAGGCAGCACCTGTGGCAGTGGCCACTTGATCGAATCTGGCCATGACTGGCCCCATGTCCTCACCGCTGTTTTCGTTAGCTCCTGCGCTCATTCTGGCCAGTGTGTCGCCAATGATTAAGCGCACCGGCCTGCCTTTGATTTGCTCAACTGCTCGCACCAGCTCAATCACATCATGGGCATCTTGATCGCCTGAGTAGAAGTTCATGGGGACTGGCACCATTGCCAAGTTCTCTAGGTTGCAGCCGTGGAACTTCTTGATGGCCTGCATGCGTGACCGAATGCTCGCTGGGGCTTCGCTGGCCAGATAGACCACCAAGCCTGGATCGGTCTTCCTGCCGTAGCAATCTGTGCCTGTGGCGATGGCTGTGGCCACCGAGAGCGCCCAGAATGTCTTGCCTGAGTTGCTGTCGCCATAGACCACCACCGAGCTACCAATGGTCATCAGGCCTTCGACCAGCTCGTCTGGCGCTTCATAGTCGCTGCCAAGTTGATCACCAAATACGACTTTGAGCTTGTCGATCACCGCTGTGCCAGTCTGTTGGATCAGCAGGCCTGCCAGATCGTGGCCAGCCTGTGCATAATCGTTGGCATCACCGAGGATCGGAGGCATCACCATGCGTGCACCGTATTTGGCACTGGCCTGCTCTGCGTAGCGTTGGCCAACACCGCTTTGGTCATGGTCTGCGACGATCACGATGTCTTGAGTTGCTCCATACATTTCCCTGAGTGTGCCAGTGACCGGCACCAGATTGCTGGCGCTGTAGGCCACCACGACTGGCCTGTCGGTGGTTTCGTGGATTGTGGCTGCCGTTGCGAAGCCTTCGGCCACGAACAGAGTGCCAGGCTCATCTAGTGAGCCTACCATCCAGAATTTGCCACCTGTCTGACCGCCTGGGTGATAGAGCTTGCCGCCATCCTCATCGATGTATTGCAGGGTGCTAAGTGTGCCATCTGCATCGTAGAGTGGGACCATCAATCGGCCATCGCCTGTAGTTCTCAAGCCGTGGGTCTGGATTCCTTTGCGTTTGAGATAAGGGTGATCTGGATGAGCTGCCACACCACTGAGCCATATTTTCTCAACTGTATCGCTTGCGACTTTATGTTGGCGTTCTTGAGCTGCTTCACGCAAGACTTTTGACTCATTGATTCGTCTGGCGTGTGCCATTTCCTCAAATTCAGTCAGTTTGCGACCAACATCAGCTCTCCATGTGACCTCGATGCCAGCTCTCCAACATCCAAAGCGGCCAGCTGGAATGCCATCACCAAACACCAGATACCAACCAGGCTTGTCACCATGTCCTGGTGATCCTTTTGTGCCTGATCGGAATCGATGAATTTTTCCATCCATCAAGACTTCGTCTGGTGGCTCAAGACCAGCCGCACGCATTGCATCAATCAGTTGATTCTCTGCTGGTGCAACAAGTTTTTCTGGAGGTGGTGCCCAAGGTCCACCAAGGACTTTGGATAGATCAGCCATGCGTCACCGCCTGCCTGTCAAAGTAAGCAAGCAACCTACGCACAGTCTCGTACTTTGGCTCTGTCTTGCCTTCTTTTAGGCGATACAGCGCATTGGGATGGACTCCAGCTTCACGAGCAACAACTTGCAGATTTCGGTCTGCCAGCATTGCTCTGAGTTTTTCAAGTTCAGGCATTTTTTTCACCTCTTTAAAAAAATATTTGCGTTTGGTGTTGACACTTTACCATATTTTGAGTTAAAGTCTAGCCACACCTCGAACTGATTCCCAGACGGAGGTGCAAAAAAAAGGAGAGCCAAATGGCTATCAATTTGAAATCGACCGGCAGCTTGTCTGCCAATGGAGTGAAGTTGTTGGTGTACGGCCAAGCCGGTGCTGGTAAGACCACGCTCGTCAAGACCCTGCCCAATGTGATCGTTCTCAGTGCCGAGGGTGGCCTGCTGTCCATTCAGGACGCTGACCTGCCTTACATCGAGATCGCCTCGATGGACGACTTGCGCGAGGCCTTCACATGGGCCAGAGACAGCAAGGAGGCCGCAGGCTTTCAATCGGTGGCGCTTGACTCGATCAGCGAAGTTGCTGAGGTGGTCTTGTCCCATGAGATGAAGAAGTCCAAGGATGGCCGCGCAGCGTATGGCGAGATGAACAGCACCATGCAGGAGCTGATTCGCGCCTTCCGCGATCTGCCAGGCAAGCATGTGTACATGTCGGCCAAGTTGGAGAAGTCCACCGATGAAATGGGCAAGATGCTCTACAACCCAGGCATGCCTGGCAAGAGCCTGACACAAGGCCTGCCTTACTTCTTTGATGAAGTGCTGGCGCTTCGTGTTGAGCGTGATGCCGAAGGCGTGACCCAGCGTGCATTGATGTGCGACTCTGATGGCCTGTGGTTGGCCAAGGATCGCTCTGGCAAGTTGGAGGCTTGGGAAGCGCCTGATCTGGGTGCAATCATTGCCAAGATTGGGGGCAAAGCATGAACACCCCAGCATTTCCCGCCATGCACTACGACTTGGCAGATAACGAACATGGCTTAACCATGCGTGACTACTTTGCAGCTAAGGCTATGCAAGCACTTGCTGAAAAACACAGCCATGAAGGTGATGTTTCTCGTAACGCTTACAAAATTGCAGACGCCATGCTGAAAGAGAGGGGAGCATGACCGACAAAACATTGCCCAATGACATGAACGAGCTGGCCAGCATGTGGCTGGCTGCCAAGAAGCAGGAAGAAGATGCGACAGCGGATCGACGCGATATTGAGGACCACATCAAGAAGCTGGCAACTATTGCCGAAAACCTTGATGGCACAGAGACCGTCGAGCCTGGTCGATACGAGATCAAAATCGTTGGCCGCATCGACCGAAAAGTCGACGGAGACAAAGTGCAAGAGCTTGCCGCTGAGTTTGGTCTGACCGATCACTTGGCCAAGTTGTTTCGCTGGAAGCCTGAGATCAACATGGCGATCTGGAAGGCAGCAGACGAGTCCATCACCAAGCCGCTTGCGGCTGCAATCACGGCCAAGCCTAGCCGCTCATCTTTCAAAATTATCCCCAAGGAGTAAATCATGGCTTTTTTAAATGAAGAATTCAACGTCAACGAACTGCCACAAGGCAATGGCAACTTTGAGCCTCTACCTGCTGGCTGGTACACCGCCACCATCTCTCAGTCTGAGTTGAAGGCAACCAAGGCTGGCAACGGCCAGTACATCAAGCTGCGCTATGACATCACCGGCCCGACTCACCAAGGTCGTGTGGTGTTTGGCAACCTGAACATCAAGAACGCAAACCCCAAGGCCGAGGAGATCGGTCGCCAGCAGCTGGGAGACATCATGCGTGCCATTGGCTTGGCCAAGGTGACCGACACCGACCAGTTGATTGGTGGCCAGATCGCCATCAAGCTGGAGGTCAAAGAGGACGCGCAGTACGGTGCAAGCAATGAGGTCAAGGGCTTCAAGTCTGTGTCCGGCAGTGCAGCGCCAGCTGCCAATGTGCCGCCCTTTGTGAAGCAGGCTGAGGCTGCTCAGGCAGCGACTGCCAAGGCCGCACCGCCTTGGGCTAAGAAGTAAGAAAAGAAAAGCCCAGGCCGGCTAGGAACCCCCGACCCGAAGCCTGGGCATAAAGTAGCAACTACAAAGGAGAACCCCATGAAGATTCCCGAGTCAGAGCATAACATCCAGGCGCTAATTGACAAGCACCATGAGGCCATTGCCGAGGTGCCACGCCCACACCTTGGAGCCAGTACGCTTGGCCATGTGTGTGATCGGTGGCTGTGGCTGTCTTTCCGCTGGGCTGTGCAGCCGAGCTTCCCTGGTCGAATCCTGCGCCTGTTTAGGCGTGGCCACCAAGAGGAGGCCAACATCATCAGCGACTTGCGTGCCATTGGCATCGATGTGCGCAAGGTGTCTGCCCAGCACCGTGTCGACTTTGGAAGCCATGTCTCTGGCAGCATCGATGCGATCATCGACAAGGGTGTGCCAGAAGCGCCCAAGTCCAAGCACATTGCCGAGTTCAAGACGGCATCAAAAAAAGCATTTGATGATCTGGAGAAAAATGGCGTGGAGAAGTCCAAGCCTGAGCACTTTGTGCAGATGCAGGTCTACATGGCAGGCACTGGCATTGATCGTGCGCTGTACTTGACTGTCTGCAAGGACGACGACCGCATCCACACCGAGCGCGTGAAGTTTGACAAGGATGTGGCAGGCAAGGCCATTGCTCGCGGCCAGCGCATTGCTTTGACCGACCGCATGCCTGAGCCGATTAGCTCAGATGCAAGCTGGTATCAGTGCAAGTTCTGCGATGCGCATGAGTTCTGTCACCAGTCCAAGACCACTAAGCATGTGAATTGCCGCACCTGCGCTTTGGCCACACCAATGCCTGATTCGACCTGGCACTGTGCGAAGTGGGATGCTGAGATTCCTGTGGATTCCCAGCGCACTGGTTGCGAGTCGCACGTCCTGCATCCTGATCTGGTGCCTTGGCAGCGCAAGGATGGTCCGAACGAGTTCACCGCTGTGTATGAGGTCAATGGCGTGAATCTAGCCAATGGCGATCCTGAGCAGGAGGGTGTCTACGGCTCCAAGGAGTTGCTGGCCAATGCCAATGCCTGCGCCAGCGGTGATGCGTTCATTGCTGAAATGCGCAAGGACTTTGGTGGAAGGATTGTTGGATGAGAAAGATGAGAATTCTTGTGGCTTGCGAATACTCTGGGCGTGTTCGCGATGCTTTCATTCGGGGGGGGGGGAAGCGATGAGCTGTGATCTACTGCCTACCGATGTGCCAGGGCCACATTACCAAGGTGATGTTCGCGATGTCATTGACTACCCTTGGGATTTGATGATTGCGCATCCACCATGCACCGATCTGTCTGTCAGTGGCGCTCGTCATTTTGAAGGCAAGCGTTTGATCGGTCGCCAGCAAGCAAGCGCCTCATTTTTCATGATGCTTGCAAATTGCAACATTCCTCGCATTGCAATTGAGAACCCAATTTGCATCATGTCGAGTTTGTGGCGCAAGCCTGACCAGATCATTCAGCCTTGGCAGTTTGGTCATGGCGAGACGAAGGCCACCAGTCTGTGGTTAAAAAATCTGCCATTGCTCAGGCCGACAGACATTGTCGATGGCAGGGAGCCGCGCATCCACAGAATGCCACCAAGCGCAGATCGTTGGAAGTTGCGCAGCGAGACATTCGCAGGCATTGCTCAGGCAATGGCTGACCAGTGGGGAAAACTTCCATGCTGAGAGACTACCAACAGCGCACAATCGACCAGCTGTACGCATGGTTTGAGGCTGGCAGCCACGGCAATCCCTGCCTGGTGCTGCCGACCGGCTCAGGCAAGTCGCACATTGTGGCCGCGCTGTGCAAGGATGCCTTGCAGAACTGGCCAGAGACTAGGGTGCTCATGCTCACGCATGTCAAGGAACTGATCGAGCAGAATGCCGAGAAGATGCGCCAGCATTGGCCTGGTGCACCTCTTGGCATATACAGCGCCAGCATTGGCCGCAAGGACTTGGGAGAGCCGATCACCTTCGCTGGCATCCAGTCTGTGCGCACCAAGGCTGGTGCGCTTGGCCACATCGATCTGGTGATCATCGACGAGTGCCACTTGGTCAACCACAAAGACGAGGGTGGCTATCGCAAGCTGCTTGGCGAGTTGAAGGCCATCAATCCACACCTGCGCGTGATCGGTCTGACTGCCACGCCTTACCGCTTGGGGCATGGCTTGATCACCGACAAGCCTGCGCTGTTTGACGATCTGCTGGAGCCGGTCAGCATCGAGGAGCTAGTGTTCAAGGGCTATTTGGCCACGCTTCGCTCCAAGATCACCAAGGCCAAGCTGGATGTGAGTGGCGTGAAGAAGCGTGGTGGCGAGTTCATCGAGTCCGAGTTGCAGGCCGCTGTGGACACCGACGACAAGAATCAGGCCGTGGTGCATGAGGTCATGGCTTTGGCCGGTGAGCGCAAGGCGTGGCTGTTTTTCTGTGCTGGCGTGAAGCATGCCGAGCACGTGGCCGAAGTCCTGCGCCAGCAGGGTGTGACCGCTGAGTGCGTGACTGGCGAGACACCAAAGAAAGAGCGCGAGCGCATGCTGGCCGACTTCAAGGCAGGCCGTGTGCGTGCTTTGACCAATGCCAATGTGCTGACCACAGGCTTTGACTACCCAGACATCGATCTGGTGGTGATGCTGCGCCCGACCATGAGCGCCAGTTTGTATGTGCAAATGGCAGGCCGTGGCATGAGGGTCAAGAGTCACACCGACCACTGCTTGGTGCTGGACTTTGCCGGTGTGGTCGAGTCACATGGCCCGATCACCAATGTGCAGCCGCCCAAGAAGGGTGGCGATGGAAATGGCGAGGCACCAGTCAAGGTGTGCGATCACTGCGGTGAGCTGGTACACATTTCGGTGATGGTTTGCCCTTCCTGCGGTGAGCAGTTTCCTGAGCCAGTAAAAAAATCGATGGTTTTGCGAAATGACGACATCATGGGTCTGGATGGCCAAGAGCTGGAGGTGACGAGCTGGACATGGCGCAAGCACATCAGCAAGGCCTCTGGCATCGAGATGCTGGCCGTAACCTACTACGGAGGCCTGAGCGATACACCGATCACCGAGTACTTGCCAATCATGCATGAGGGGTATGCCGGTCAGCGTGCAATGAGCCAGCTGCTGAGTATTGCCAACAGTGCCAGCATTGTGCCTGGTGGTCTGAATGTGAAGACGCTGGAGGACATGGTGCAGAACATGAACATGGCCACGCCACCAGAGTGGATTGAGTATCGCAAGGACGGTAAATTTTTTAGAGTGATTAAAAGGAGCTGGGAATGACAGTTGAAGAACAAATGAATCGAATGCACAAACTCAAGATTTGTGATGTGTGCAGTCGTGAGGCTGATCCGCTTGGTGGTGTCAAGGTGCGCACCAAGTGGCATTGCGCTCGGTGCTGGGTGAAACTGATGCAAAGGGGTCTGAAATGAGCCGACCACCAGAGCCGCAATTCTTGGTTGACTACCGCGAGTGGATCAAGGCCGGTCCCCCGAAGTGCTGCCATACCTGCGAGATGTACGGCAACGATGGCCTGTGCACCGAGTTCTTCATGACACCGCCAGCCGAGTTTGCTGCCGAGGTGGATGCCTGTCCTAAGTGGGAGCCAGAATGCCCATTTTGACCGACCGCATACCGACCGAGCATGAGGAGCAGCGCGAGCTGGTGCGCTGGTTTCGCCAGACTTGGCCAGGCGTGCGCATCTTTGCCATTCCCAATGGTGGCGCTCGCAGTCCGGCCACAGCTGGCCGCTTGAAGGCCGAGGGTGTGTCCTCTGGTGTGCCTGATCTGTTCATTCCTGCTTGGCACTTATGGGTGGAGATGAAGCGCACCAAGGGTGGCAGCCTGAGTGCCGAGCAGAAAGACTGGATTGCCTATCTTGAAAGTGTGAGATTCTGTTGTATAGTGGGAAAAGGTGCTGATGATGCCAAGGGCAAACTTCAGGCCTTTTTTAACCAACACAAGGACAATTTATGAGCACACGCATTTATGTGGTCACCGATGTGGAGACCAATCGCCACCGCCTGATTCGCGCTGGCAACCAAGCACAAGCAATTCGCCATGCTGCACAGACTCAATTCGACATCGAGGTGGCTGGCCAAGATGATTTAGTCAACTTGCTGACCAATGGGGTGCCAATCGAGCTGGCCGGTGCTCCTGCCATTGCTGACATGTTTGAGGATGCAATTGGAAATGCTGGAGGGACTGACTGATGGCCACTACCAAAATTAAAGATCGCTACATGACGATCAGGCTGCCTGCCGACATTGAGATCGAGCTGCGCAAGATGGCCGAGCGCAACACGCGCACTTTGGCCGCGCAGATTCTGCACTGCGTCAAGATGGAATTGGAGCGCCAGCAAGCACAGGAGACCAAGGCATGAAAAAGCAGATCAAGATCAGCATTGAGACGCTGATGCACAAGTGGCCGGTGTTTGGCATTGGATTTTCTGGTGGCGAGTTCTTTGTCTCGCTGTGGTTGGTGGATGTTCGCATTTGGAGAGGTTACTGATGTTCAAGATTCCTGAAAAATACCGTGTTCGTGAAGGCAAGATGGCTAGCGACGAATCCTTTGGCAACAATGGCATGTTCATCGTGTCTTTGAAGCACCAGCAAAAGTTGCTTGTGTTGGCCAGCGATGGTGGAGGATGGGAGCATGTCAGCGTCTCTCGACGCGATCGTTGCCCAACTTGGGAAGAAATGTGCCAGGTCAAAGAGATGTTTTGGGATGATGAGGACTGCGTCATTCAGTACCATCCACCAAAGAGTGAGTGGGTCAACAATCATCCAAACTGCCTGCACTTGTGGAGACGGATTGGCATGGAGACTCCACGGCCTCATCCAATGCTTGTTGGTTTCAGGGATGCTGGGGTGCTTGCGTGAAAAAACGCAAGCCACAGCCAAGGCCAAGGCACTACACCATCCTCGATGAGATGATGGCCAGTCCGACCGAGCCGTTGCCTGAGAAGTTTCGCACGCACCAGCTCACCATGATGTACCAAGGCCTGCATGCGATGGAGACCGCGCCAGCGCCAACTCTGGACGACTGGCGGGTCGTCAGTGATGCAATCAACCTCATGGAGACGCTGGTGGTCGAGATGAAGGTCTGCGAGGACTCCAGTGGCTTGCTGATGGATTCCATCACCGCTTTGGCGCTCGCTGGCAAGCGAAACAGGGCTGGTGGCACTATTCGTATGGATGGGGTTGGAATTCAGGCTGTACGCTCGATTTTGAGCGACTATGCCGAGCTTCTGAACATGTTGCCTGCTCGCACCATGTATCGATGCCACCGATTGACTGAGAAGCGCCTGCACGATCTACTTGATGGCAAGCGCAGACCGCATGATGTGGAGATCACATCGATCTAGGGTTTGTCCCTAGTTGCATTGATTGTGGGACTTCGTGGTAAGATGTGACCACATTAACCAACCAGCAAGGAGCTGATCGTGAAACATTCAAACTTTGAAACACCTCGTAATTTTGCAGACTGCACATGGGTGCAGGGCTATGGACGACCAGAGCCGCTTTGGGAGCGCGTGGCAGGCTATGTGCTGGCCTTTGCCATTGGCGTTGGCTTTGCCTGCCTTTTGGTGACTTGGTGGTCATCGTGAACTGCTGCGACGAGTACGGCAATTGCACTCAGGGCCGTGACTGCCCTGTGCGCGTTGCTCGTATTTCACAACCTTCTGTTTCAAAGCGCCTTTTCAGGCGCTTTTCTTATTGGATGCTGATGGCCATCCTCGGCCTGCTGTGGCTGGTCTTCTTGGTGGCTGTTGTGGCCATTTATGCGTAAGGTCTTGTGCCAGCCTTGTCGATGATCAGCGCCTGCTTGCGTGGGCTGGTGTCCTCGCTATTGGGCACGCTGATATGGGTCCAGCGATCAAATTCGCGGATGATCTGGTCGTAGCCAAGGCCACTGGCCACAATCTTGCGCACCACCTCGTCTGGTGTCATGCCTGGCACTTTGAAGTCGGCAGCGCATCCGAGCCGGTGCTGGCTGGTGTCTTTGCTTCCCACCGCATCATTGACCAGCTTTGTGCGCAGTCCTGAGCTGATCATGATGGGCTTGCCGCCCAGCACCACCTTCACCTGCTCCAGAAAGTCTGCTAGGCGCGTCAGATTGGCCAGCTCGGTGTCATTGGGGCTGTTGTCCCAGCCATTGCGTTCTGCGGTCTCTGAGGCCGTTAGTTCTTCGAGAGTGAAGTGTGGTGTCAAGTTCACTTTTTGCTCCTCATATCTGCAAGTTTCTCAACAGTGCGGCCACCGAAGTATGCCAAGAAAATGATCTGTCCCCACTGGCCAAGCAACTGGACGTAGGATTCCTGCGCGTTGTAGCCGAAGGCTGACATAGCTGTGAAGATAAAGTAGGCCAAGAAGATGGCTATTAGGGCCATTGGGCGAATATTTTTAGACAGCCAAGAGTCTGACCCCATGTCTGCTGTCCAGCGGTCTGTGGTGTTCTGCTGCTCCACCTCAAACAACTTGGTGTCGTTTGCCATCTTTGCCAGCTCACCTTCTTGCGCCAGCTTCGCCAACTCTAGTTGCGCTTTAGCTTTGGCCTCTGGGTCAGGAATCAGCTTGTCGATGAGCTTGCCGCCCACGTTTAGAAGTGCGTCGAGTGCGATCATTGTTTGCTCCTTGAAAGCATGGTTGATGCGATTTCCATCATGGTTTTGGCCACCTCAATGTCGGCTGGCTCATTATCCCAACCAACAGTGATTTGGCCAACAAACCGGCTTGGGTCTGGTGGAATGCTGATTCGGCAAGTGTATGTGACACCCTTGGCGATGTACCACAAGCCCATCTCGGATTGTGCTGCGCGGTATTCACCGCAAGGTGTCTCACCAGCCATCAGCTTGACCACATCCGAATTGTTGCCCATGTTATGCGTGAAAAGCCCAACATCAAGTCCATCGTTGGCCTTGTCTCGGCCCTCTTTGGTGTAAGCGCGGTACAGCACTCTGGTGCCAAACATGGGGTTTACTTTGAACACGGCCACAATGGTGGCGTTGGTGGTTTTGAACAAGTGAGCAGCAGCGTCTTCCACTCTGTCCTCAACAATGCTTGGCATCTTCTTGGACTCTTTGTACGCGCCCATCAGCAGCGCTTGGTTCTGCCAGACAAAGTACCCAGCGAATGCAAACACCGCCATGAGTATCAGCGCAAACAGCTTGAATGGACTGTCAACATAGGACAGCACCTTGCTCAATATATCTGATGGCTTTTCTTCACTCATAGTCCAATCATCCCAAGTAGTTTATTTACAACCTTTTCGGCCAACTCATCAGGCAGGAATCGCAGCAGACCAAGCACCCACCAAACAATGCACAAGCGCACAAAGATTTTAAGGAATTGGTCAAATTGCTTTTGGTATTCATTCACCGACCACACCTTGATCTGGCGCAAAACTCAGCAATCTCATTGATGCCCCAGCCAATAGCGCCAATAAGCATTACGATCACAACAATCGCAACTGCCCACTCCAGCTGCTCGGCCTCAGCTTCTTTGCGCTTCTTTTCATCAGCCTTGGCTTGCCTGGCTAAATGAGCGTCTTCGATGTCCATCTGTTGCTGACGCTCTTTGATCTTCTGCCACACATCAGCTCGGCCAGTGGCCTGAAATAGCATCATTAATTCGGCCTCAAAACGCTTGGCCTCATCAAGCGCCATCTCGATTTGAAGTGCTGTTCCTAGATTTGATTTATTGCCAGACCGCTTGGCCTCCACCATTGCTTTGGTGGCCACGCTTTTGGCATCAAACATCTTGGCGATAGATGGAGCCAAACCAGCTAGATCATTTGCGACCTTGCTGGCTTTTTTGACTACGCTAATTGCGCTTTGTAGCCCTGCTAGGGCTGTAATGGGGTCGATCATTTTCGCTCTACCTTTTTCCACTCAAGGCATACTACTTTGCGATTAAAAACATCACCCGTCCATGCCCAACGAACGCACCGATATTCAGTTGATGAGGCTTGCGACAGCATTAAAGCAATCGCAAGTCCATATTTCAATGTTTCCAATAATTGAGTAGGTAACCGACCACGGCAGATACGCCTGAGACCACGGTCATGCCAAACCAAAGGCCTCCACGACCTTTGTTGGCCAGCGCCACCAGTTCTTCAAGCTGGCGCTCGACCTTGTCCATCTTCTTGTCCATGTCCTGAACTTTTTGCCAGAGCACGCCATACTTGACGAGGTCGATCTCGTTACTTTCTGCCATAACGTCAGTCTCCAACATTAAAGGCCTTGGCCTGGCGTGATGTAAACAGTGGCCGCTGCGCTGGACAGGCCACTGAAGAAGGTGTCAATGTTGAAGCGCAGAACTTCAACTGCACCAGGCAACAGCACAATGGCCGCTGAAGGCGTACCGGCCACAGGAGCCACTGCATTGGCCGTAGCCTCTGCTGCGCTTGGGCCAGTGCCCAAGAACACGGTGGTGGTGCCATTGTTGATGAATCGGTACTGGCCTGCGTTTTGCGGGTCAAACTTGGCGTAGACAGGAGCTTGAATGCCAACAGGTGCAGATGCAGCTGCGGCCACCACAATGGTCTTGCCAAGTGGTGCAAATGCAATTTGTGAATTACCGGCCATTTCAGACTCCTTGTGCAGCGATGGCTGCTTTGTATGCTGCAATTACTGCGGGTGTGTGGATAGATGCGGCAATTGCTTGCACTTTGGCATCTTCAGCGCTTACGTCAGCACCAGGCACGACAACGTGGCGGTGGAACTTGCTACTAATTTCAACGCCATCTTCTTTGATAGCGGTTTTAGTACGAACTTGAAGTGTGCCGTTTTCGACAACTTCTATGCGGTCAACAATTTCAATTTTCTCAAGCATGATGCTCTCCTAGTATGGCCCAAGAATCCACTTGGGCTTTGGTTTAACAATCGGTTGCGCCTTCAAATCGCTGATCTTTTTTCATGGCTTCATAAGCCTGAGAAATAAAATTAACGCCATTTAAACTTGGAACAAATACAAGTTGTTGGCTGTTAATTTTTTGTTTATCTTTTTCACGATAAATACCTACCATGACACGCATTTCTTCTTTGTTACCAGACAAAGAATCAACTTTAATGTAAGCATTGACAAACTGCTTGTCATCATCAAAGTTATCTTTAAGAACAATGTTTTTTGTAAGCGCCATTTTTATACTCCAATTTAAGTTTTAATCAACTCGTAAGTTCATTGAGATCATGCGTAAATTTAACGCTGCCGATGTAGTCAAAATAATTTTTACAAAGTAAGCGCCATTGTTATACAAATTCTTAACGCTTGAATTAAATGACCATGATTGATCGCCAGCCGTTGTAGTCGTATAAGTTCCCAAAGTTTCTAAAGTCGCAAAACTAGGTGTATTTGTAATCTGTGAAATGCCAACAATACTAACGGCAATTGTTTGTGCCGCAGTTAATGTGTATAAAACACCTGAAACTGAATAAACTTTTCTGGCATCGTAAGGAATTCGATAGAAGATCGTGACAGTGCCAGGCGCAGTTAAAGCTAATTGCGTGTCTTTGTCAGATAACAATGCTTCATCAGCAATGCTTAACATTGCCTCATAAGGGAAAAATTCAGTTACCCTACTCTTTAAGCCTTGTGGAATGACATTTGTAGTTGACGCTGTTGCTGGCTGTTCATTTCCATCAAAATAATTGAATTGCTCGTAATCACTTGTCGTGCTTATTGTCCAAGGCGTAATGTTTTGCATCCCCCTGTTATTAGTAAATATATTTCCAGTAGCATCAGAATTGCCAATTAAATCAGTTGCATTGCCTACAAATGTATTGGCATCAAAATGACTGTTTTTGCAATACGCTTGCATAGCAGTAGTATTGTCAGCCAACAAGTTATCTTTGACTGCAATTCCAGAGACTTGGAATACCACAATACCTTTGTCAATTTTTCTGACAGTGTTGTTATTTATAATATTGTTTTGAAAATCTGTAATGCTTGAGCCAATTGCCAAAATACCAATTTTTCCAACAGTTAAATCGCTTTGAAGATTGCAGTCGCTAATTGTGACGTTGTACCCTGAAGAAAAAATCATTGCATCCAACCCTGCTGGCGTGTTGGGGTTGTTGAAACAGCGAGAAATGTTTACATCAAGGGCTTGGCCAACCCAAACAAGGTCATACCAATCCGCAGCACCGCCAAGTGCGCTGACTTGAAAAATGTTGGACACGCTAACATTGTGGCAAGCAGCGGGCCAACCAGCGGCATCATTTGCCACGCTGACAGGGGTGCGGGTATCGGTTGACCAAATACTATCAATGACCACGTTTTGAGCATTTAAGCACCAAATTCCCAATCCAACAGGGGCTGTGCCTTTAATACCAAGATTGCGAACTGTAATGTTGTTAACCTTGATGTTACTAAAATCATTTGCCAACAATTCCGTAATAGTTGCATCATTGTCTGAAGCTGGATTAAACGATTGCCCATTTTGATTCCACTCGTAACCCCAACCAATATGGATAATATTATTGTTAGTTGTGTAAACAGGCTGTTTGTTGTGGATTAAAGAAGCCGCACCATCCCCATACAGAGTTGTGTTTGAAAACACTCGCAAAGGTGACGTGATGATGTATTCGCCAACAGGAACAAAAACACTACCACCGCCAGCAGTATTGGCCGCATCAAGCGCTGCTTGCATTGCCGCTGTATCGTTTGTTACTCCATCGCCAACCGCACCAAAATCATTGACATTCAGTGATGCCCCAGAAACCATTGAATACGATACTTTAGTTAAAGACATTATTTTTCCTTAAGCAGCAATAAAGCCAAAACCAAAATACACTTCACAGCCACCATCTGGTGTTGGGTTTGCGTTTGTGTAGTCTTTGATGAAAGCAGTTGTTCCGCTGTCGGCTGTGACCATACCAGCTCCATTGCCTGTCGTAAAACCATTTATCAGACAAGTTCCAGCAAATCGTTCACTAGCTTGAGTGGTGTTGGCAATAGTAAATGGCAATTGAAACGACATTGTGCCGCTAGGCAATGATGCCGCATTTATTTCAATGTTGCCGCTTACAAACACATATCGACCAATTTTTGTGTAAGAGGCAGTGTTTGCGCTTGTGTTTGTTGTAACGGTGCCCGATCCCATCGTAAAGTCAACAGTAAACGTACCTTCTTCATAATCAGCCAACAACTCGCTTGTGCCTGTGCCTGGTGTGGCAGAAAAGTCGATGCCTTTGCCGCTTGTGCCTATGACAAGGTTGCCTGTGCTTAAAGTTACATCACCAGGTAACGTAATTGGCGTTTGAATCTGGCTGGCGTTAATGGAATTAGTGACTGTCTTTAACATGCTGCTCTCCTTAAATCAGGAACTCAATGATCGAGGTTAATGGTGGTGCTTCTGAGAATGTTACGTTCCCACTAGCGAATGTGTATGTATTTTGATTTTGATACACGCCATTGATATAGATTGCGCTTGGCCCAGATGACACTGCAAAAATTGTTTGCACGCCATTACCTGTTGCATTGAATGCTGCAAATCCATTACCAGACAGATTGTCATTCAATGATGTGTATACCACGCTGCCTTTTGAATCAAGCACCTGAATGCTGTAGTTGCTGGCCACGTAGAAACGTGCTGGTGTTCCATTACGCGATGGATAACCATTTAGTGTGCGGATAGGCTGAGGTGCTGCAATGGTGTTGGCTGCATCCCAATATACGTTGATTGGATTTGTTTGTGGTGACAGATTGGCCACACCAATCCAAATGTAACCATTCTCCAACGGCTGACCGTCAGCGCCAGCAAATGCTGGGTACGGTGGTTGAACTTTGATCGTGGACATTTATTGGTTCTCCTGGTCGAATTGGCGCTCGGCTTGGGTTGCTGTTTGCAACCATTGAATCCTTGCATCCAATGCTTTCGGCAGTTTGGCTGCGTCTGCGAATTTCTGGAAGGATTGTGACATAGCTGTGCGACGAATGCTAGCTGCGCTGGGTGTTCCTTTGGTCGCGGCTTCGATGGCAAGTTTTTGGAATCCCTCGTCAGCAAACAGTTTTCCTGCTGCTTTAAGTGAATCCTTGTTGCCCTGTGTCATGGCTCCAGTAAGCACAGATGTGGCTGCGGCTGCAATAGGACCACCCACAGCAGCTGCACCAGTCAATGCGCCCTTGGCCAGCGTGCTCTCCATAACCTTACCAATTAGGCTTTCGGCCTGCATGCCTTGCAACAGTGCTTGGTTTGCCTTGCCGGTGCTCAGGACATTGGCTCTGGCCTCTGTGACGCGCTTAGAAACCTCGTACAAGTCGCGCAGCACATCTGCCGAGTCTTTGCCCAGCGTGTCCACGATGGTTTTGTAGACTGGTGGATTGGCTCGCAGCTTGGGATAGATGTCGGCAAACTCAGAGAATCCAAAGTTGCCTTTTTCAGCACCTCTGGTCGAGCGTGTGACAGATGCCAATGCGGTGGCAATCGTCTCTTTGCGAAGGTCTTCTGGGACGGTTTTGAGCAGTCGGTTGAACTCGCCTGCATCGCCCTTGGCTGCGCCAGTGATGGCAGTGCGCATCTTATTGGCCACGCTACCCTCGATGTCTTGGCCAAATGCATTCACGATGCGATTGCCCAAGGCACGCTCTTTTGCGTACAGCAGATTTGCCGCACGCAGTTGCTGGCGCAGTTCCTCGCCACCGATGTTGCCAACGTTTGTCAGTTGGTCGTCAGCCAGTGCCGCATACAGGCGTTTGAGGTCTGCCTCGGCCATGCTGCCATATGGTGACTCCATCTTGTTGATGGCATTGCCAATCAGTGTTTTCTCGCGCTTGAGTCGGCCATATGTGATGTTGCCTTCATCAATCATCTTGGCCAGATTGCGCTCGGCTGCCGACATGCCTTTTTCGCCCACCTCGGCTTTGACGGTGTCAAGGGTTGCTTTGAGCTTTGGCAGTTCTACCACCGATGTCTTTGGCACAACTTCATCGACTGCGTTGTAGACCTTGCTTGCCTGTGCATTGAGGTCTGAACGAGTTGCTGTCAACGAGTCCTTGATCTTTTGCGAGACTACGCCAGGTGCGACTGCGCCTTCGACGAATGTGGCATCGAATTGCTTGATCACATCGTCGGCCTTGTCCACAGCCTGCGTGACAGTGTTGCGCCATGTGGCTTCGGCCTCAGTGCCTGCGGCTGATCTGGTCAGGCCTGCGGCTGCTCGGACTTGCGGGTTGTCGCTGAATACATCGGCAGGTAGTTGGATGCCAAGCCGATCGGCTGCTTCTTTGGCTGCCACGTTGACTTGAGCAAGATCGGCCAGTCGATCACGAGCGCCAGCCGAGCCAAAGCCTGTGCCGGATGCCTTCTTGACCAGATTGCCAACTTCTTCCTCTGTCACTTCTGCGACGATTGGTGCCACTGCTGGTGCAGCTGGCGCAACTGGAATCTCTGGTGCGACTGGTGCCACTTCTGGCATTGCTGCGGCCACTGTTGCTGCTGGAGGCGCTTCTGGTGCCATTGCTGTGCCCATTGGAGCGCCTGGTGCGCCTGCTGTTGGCACAGGTGCCGGTGCTTTGCCTGTGACGCGCTGTACGCCCTTTTTTACAGCTTGTACGACCGGAGGTGCCACGCGCTGCAAAATCTGCCCTGCTGGGCCTGTTGCGGCTGCTGTGACCACCTCGCCAGTGTCGAATCTGCCACCAGTGCCAGCTTGGGTTGCTTCGATGGCCGCTTGGGTTGCGCCAGCACCAATGATCGCACCAGGAATGGTTGCGGCTCGGCCTGCTGGTGTGAAGGCTGCAATGCCACCGACTGCGCGGGGAATGTCACCCATTGTGAAGCCTGGTGGGATTGCATACTCTTTTTGATCAACCGAAGAGCGCATTAAATAATTGCCCTTGGCATCTTGGCGAACCTGAACACCAGGGAAATTAGCTTGCAGAATCTGCACCGTTTCCTTGGGGTTGCTCATGAGCGTGCCAAGCGCTGTTTTAAACGATGCCACGCTCATTTGATTGAGTTCAGGCATGCTTGTCCACTCGGGCAGTGCTTGAGTCTCAGGCGTTGCGCGTGCGCGGCCAGTGACCGATTCGGCAATGCTTTCCAAGAATCCCATTGGTTTTGGCTGTGCTGGGGTTGCAGCTGGTGCTTCTAAAGCTGCTGTGCCACCACCGGCACGAATTGCAGCCACCCGAGCTTTTAGATCGGGTGAGTCTGGAGCAACATCGTCTGGAATGTTGTTGATGGTGATGCCATCTTTGGTAGTGATGGAATAGGCCATATTAGTAGTCCACCGTCACAGTGCGTGGGCCAGCAGCAGGAGCGCCACCAGTAGGAGCTGGAGCTGGCGCTGCTGCTGTCTCTGGGCCGAACACGTTGTCAGGATTAAGTTTGTAGTTCTTAACCACCACGCCAAGCGCCTTTTTGTCTTCGCCTGCTTTTTTCTGGGCTGAGTCAAGGTATTGCTTGGCCAGATTGACATACTCTTGGCGCTGTTTTGAATCAAGCGCAAAGAGCTGACCGCTTTGCAGTTTCTGTGATGTGTTAAGCAGTCTTTCGTACAGGCCTGCGGTGTCGCGTGCTGTTGCAAATTCTGTCTCACGCACCACTGAGCCTGGATCGAGCATTTTCATAAATCCAGTGATCAGTGCAATGTCGCCTGGGCCATTTTTGGCTTCTGCCGAAGACTTGATGTTGTTGTATGTAGTTCCCAGTTCGCCATACACCTTGGTGCGGCCTTGGAATTCTTTGCGCAGTTTTTCTTCCTGCTCAAATGTTTTGGTTGGGTCCATGCCACCAGTAGCTTTGAGCGCTTCAAGTTCCAATGCAATCTTTTGTGTTTCTTGACCCAGTTTTTTGGTCTGTGCCAATGCCGATCCAGTTTGTGCTTGTGTAAGCCCAAGATCAGCGGCTTTCTTTTTAAGGTCTGCCAGTGTGATCTGTTCTGCGTACTTTGCATCGACCTGCGCTTTTTGTGCTTGTGCAGTTGCCAGTGCAGCATCTGCCTTTGCCTTCTCTGGTGCGTTGGTGGCGGTAGCCTGAGCTGTAGTGGCATCTGCCACGGCTTTGTCAGCCTTTGCTCTGGCTTCAAGCAGTGCAGCTGGTGCTTTGGCTTCTTCTCTGGTTGTAGACAAAGTTTTGTCAACATTCTCAAGTAGTTCTTTACCACCAGGCAATGCAGCCATCATCAATCCGATTGTGGCTTGCGAGCCAGTAGGATTCATATCGATTAGTTGCAGATAGGTTTCTGTGGCTTTTGCCTCTTGCTCACGGCCTGAATTGCGAAATGCGTCTGCCTGTTCTTTGAGCAGATTTTTTGCAATGTCTGGTTGGCCAGATTTCAATGCCGCATAAACTTGGCCAGACTGTTGCAGGCGGTTTTGCTGTTGAGAAGTTGACATCAACTCAAATGATTTGCGAACATTCTCGGCCTGATCTTTTGGAAGCATGGCAGATACACGCGCAAAGTCTGTAGCTGTTGCTTTTGGATTCGCAAACAAAGCTGTGAGTTCTGTTTGCGCTGTCTTTGCCTTTTCGCGTGCCTGTGCTTGTGCTTGTGCCTCTGCACCAGCTGCGCCAATTTTGAAGCCACTAAGTACAGCCTCGAATGGGCTTTGCACATCGACTGCGTAGTTGATAGGTGCTTGGAATGGATTTATTGCCATGTTTTTTTCCTCAGACCTTGCTGTAGTTGACCATCAAATATCCGCCAGATTCAGACACAGCGTCTGGATAAACGCCTTGCACTTCTTGTGCCATAAGGCCAATTTGACGATCACCACCCCAGATGTAATCAAACTCGTAGACGTTCAATCCATCAGGTCGTGTGCTGATTTTCTTGATGTTTTTCTTTAAACGACGATCACTAAAAAGATTACCAAAGCCTGGTGTTCCAACAGATTTACCACCACCTGCGCCCATTTGCATACCTAAGAACTGAGCTGGCAGATTAAAGAGCTGGCCATAAGCCTTGGCCTCGCCAAGTTCTCCACCGGCCAGAGCCGCACCTTGCTGGGCTAATAGATTGGCCACATTAGTGCCTGTTTGCAGGCCTGCTGAACCAGTGCCCGCAGCAGATGACTGACCAATCTGAGCCAAGTTTTGCTGTGTGACACGGCCAATGTCGGCCAAGCCACCTAATCGACCATATTGTCTTTCAATTTCTTGTTGCAACATTTGTGGTCTGAATTGGCCAAGTGCAGCTTGGATGTTGCCACCACGTAGGCCACCAGTGGCCGATGCACGCTGGAGCAATGCTTCCTCGCCAGCTTGGACTTGTGCTTGGTATCCAGCACCACCTTCAATGCCTGCAATGGCCGCACGTTGAGCCTCTGGACCACGCAGTCCAAGCAAAGCCTGCTGTTGCTCAAGTGCTGGCGCTCCTGCTTGCGCATATGGTTGCAGGCCTGCAAGTGCAGGGACACCGACTTCGGTGTAAGGTTTGAGCAATTCACGCATGGCATCAAATTGCCTTCGTTGTTCTTCAATGCCTTGTTGAGCTGCTCCAGATTGGATTGCTGCCGCATCCCCAGCTGCGCTGGCCTGCATTGAACTTCCGACGAGTTGGGTTCCACCAACAACTAGGGCTGTGACTGGATCAGGCATTGCCGAACTCCTTCATGTAATCTTCAAATTTCTCGCCATATAACTCCATGACCAGATGTGCATTCTTTGTTGCAAAGCCTGGGCCATGCGTGAGCGATACGGCCATCAGAATCAGGTCGTAGTAGCCTGCACGCCAGACAAATGATCTGGCATCGGCCTCACCTGCACGCTCTGCTTGGTCGGAGGCTTGCCACTTCATGATTGCTGTTGCCAGCAATGGCACGAGATGATGGCTGTTTGTGATAAAAAATTGGTTCTGGTGCATTCCCACCAGTGTGTTCCAGATGGTCGCATTCAGGTCTTTGCGCTCAACTGTATCGCCATCAGCAATATCGTCAAACACCTGAATGGCATCGTAGACCATGACGAGCCATTCCACGACTGGCGTAGGCAACATGAAAACCCTTTGCAGGTTCTCCTTGAGCCATTCGATACCAATCATGTGCAACTCCTGTTAAGGGTGAGCTGCTGGTGGCCCGATAGACTCAGCGCCTTTATTTTCCCACATTTTGGCATTTGGTCAATCTTCCATTTCAAATTCACGTTCTTCCCATGCCTGGCAGACACGCAGGTCGTGGCAGATGAACTCGAATTTTGTGCAATAACCACGGAAACCAGCATCGGTATCCCACTCATTGCGAGGGATGCGTTCCATCTTGGCCTGCGTCATGGTGCTGTTGTCATAGTACTCGCAGTTCGAGCAGCGACGACGACGAGACTCTTTTTCGTCCACTTGCATGGCCTTGCCGACAGCGATCCAGTAGGTTTTGTTAGCCGTTGGCTCATTGCTTGGATTCTCAGGGCCAAGCATCCAGTCATCAATGGCGATCTGGGTGTTCTTCTTGTTTTCGGCTGTGCTGATGAATTCTTCCTCCATCGGCAAGCCCATAAAGCCCTTGGGCATCATCATGAATTTATCCATGCTGTTCTCCTTGATTAAGTGATTTCGCGGCCAGATGCGCGGATTGTCAATGATGTGGCTGCGCTGGCAATGGTTGAGATAAAGCTGCCAGACTCCAATGCTTGACCAACCAGCTCTGGGCAGGTGTAGGTCTCATCGGGTGCAATGGCGCGGGTGTCCATGATCAGGTTTGATGCGCCAGCACTGCCACCACTTGTCACCAAGTTGACGCTGATTGTCACGTTGGATGCGCTGGTATTGGTAATCGTGAACTTGTCAATGATCGCCTTGCAGTTCACAGCTGTGTACTGCGTAGTCTGTGAATTTTCAGCTTGTTTTGGTGGAATCAGCACCTTGATTGATACGGTCATTTCATTCTCCTTATGTGGCTTCGCCACCGCTGGCGATGATGGTCAGGCCTGCGGATGCGGCTTGGATTTGGATGGTGTCACCTGCATTTAGCACTTCAATGCCGTTGTATTGCAGAGTGTTGTTGCCTGGCACTGGCACATCGTATAGGAATGCATTGCCTGTTCCTGCCGAGCCTGCGGATGGCACCAAGAACACGCGCACATTGATGGCCGCTGCTGTGGTGTTGGCCATGCTTAATTCTTTGAGTAGCGTGCGCGTGCTGACCGGTACGGTGTACAGCGTGGTCACGCCAGTGGTGATGGCCGCTTGGCCAAGTTTTGCGGGTGTGATTACATCGAAAGCCATGTGAGCACCAAGTTAGATTTGACGGACGCTGGAAGGCTTGAAGCTGGCACTGGGCCATTCTCCCAACGTAGTTGCACTCCATCGTAAACGAGGACATCCCCATTTGCTGGTGTTGGTGCATAAACATCAGAAAGTTGGCTGACCAGTGGCTCGGCCTGAACTCTGACAAAGACTGATCCAGACCCTGCTGTGGCCGCATTGACCACCGCAGCGACAACAATGTGAGGGATTGGTGCTGCTGGCAGATTCTTTGTCAGACCTCCAGCATAAGATGGGTTGTAGTACAGGATGTCACCATCTGCCCAGACTTCACCATAAGGTGTGCCTGTGGTATTGAATCCTCGAACCAAGCCAAAGCTGGAAACCAGACCAAATCCATTCAGAGCAATTGCTTCTGCGGCCACACCCATGATGAGCTGGCCATTTGTCACGCCAGTCGATGGCTTGCCCTTGAGCACGCCAGAAGCACCGACTGATCCATCAAACATCACCAGCTGGCCTTTGGCAATGGCAGCTGATGCCTTGATGTAGTAATACTGCGACTCGCCAATGGCTTGATTGACGTTTGGTGTCATTTCAAGGTTGAGCGTGTAGCCACCGTTCCAATGCATCCGGCCAACCTTCACGGCTGGTGATGGCGTGGTGGTGTTGAAGTCAATGTAGTCAGTCACTACCGAGTTGTTGTTTTCGATGGCTGGCGCAGTTGCAATCAGCTCAAGCGTTCGAGCCAATTGAGCCACAGCATCCAATGCCTGTTGCACTTTGGCATTGAGCACAGCATCCTCGACTCCAGTATCTTGTGCCAAGGCAGCGAGCTGTGCAAGCGCTTCGTTTGCTGTGGCCGCTGCCGTGTCTGCCTGATACTCAAAGTCAGTGCCAACAATCACTTGCAGCTCATCGACCGTTGAAAACAACAATTCAAACTGTCTGATCTGTTGCTGATCAGTCAGGAATGCCGCGAGCTGGTCTCGCGTTAGGTTGAGTCTGCGGGATATTGGTGCGGTTGCCATCAGAATGCCAATGCCTCGATCTGGGCTTCAAGACGAATGAAAGATACATGGGCATTGCTGTCGCCACGGAAGCGCTGGATGCGCCAGTTGCGCATGTGGCCCTGTTGAAACCATGCGAGGCGCTTGGCTGTGTTGCCTGTCGTGCCTACGCTGATGATTCGATCTTGGCTCCAAGATTGGCCATCCACGCTGTAGCTGGTGCTGATCTGTGGATTTGTTCCAATGGTCACGCTTCCGGTCAAGCTGACCAGCTCAAGCTCGTTGAAGATTGCGCCATTGCTTTCGTTGTAGACGATGAGCGTGCCAAATTCCCAACGCACTTGCTGACCCCAATGATGGCCAGTGCTTTGCACCAAGTAACCAATTGAGCTGGACTGTGGATCGCCAACCAGCCATTTGTCATAGCACCAGACCATATTGCGTGCGCGATACTGTGCAAAGCCAACAATGGTGCTTGTCAGTGTAAACCAGACTTGCTCACCAAGTGCTTCAGATGCTGATGCGTCATAGACGATTGTGCGGTCTGGCAAGTGCACATAGAGGTGCTGATGATTCTTGTCGTTGCGTGCTTCGAGCTTGACCGTGGCCAGTTGAACTTCGGTGTATTCCAGAAGCAGATTGTCGATCTCTTGAGTGCTGATCTTTTGTGTGGTGGCTGCCGCACCAATGTAGATGCCTGGCGCTTCATTGCGGCCACCACCCAAGAATGCGATGCGCTCGATATAGACGCAACAGGCAAATGTGCCGACTACACCCTTTTGGATTTGAGCGCCATCAATGCGTGCGAATGGGAATAATTCTCCACCCACATTGTCAAACACCTCAATGGTGTTGCGGTTTAAGGCATAGACTTCATTGCGCAACTTGAGCAAAGCCACCACAGGGTCTGGATCAACTTCTGAACTACCATACTTCAGAGGATTGACTGCCAGTGGATTAGACAGCTCTGTGACGATCAAAAACTCGCCATCGGTTGTCATGAAGTATCCATCCACCCAACAGAAGTCAAGAACCACGCCAAGGTCTGGGTCGGTGTTTTGCGTAAGAGTAGATAAAACTGGATTCCAGAAATATAGTCGGCCACCAGATGCAATTCCAAGCAGATCGAAGCTGTAGTCGAATGTCACCAGCTCTGTAGTTGGCCCACCAACATCACCAAGAATGGTCACTGTGCCATTGCTGGCCACGGTCACCAGCTTGGTGCCCATGACTCGATAGCAGATGCCGTTCCAATTGACACCACCACGGTCAATGCCTGGACCTGTTCCATTGGCCACAATGCCATCACCTGGGCGCAGGAATCCATTGCTGATGCCAGACTGCTTTGGCACTGGCATCATGTTCACAGGATAGGCTGTGCGCAGCTCTGGCGTGTTGTCAGCGTAGATGCCGTTTAGGATTGGGATTTGCATGGCTTACCACTTGACCTTGTTGGCCCAGTATGCTGCGCTCATTTTGCCTTTGGCAATGTTCTCAGCATGTCTGGCCTTGAATGATTCTCGACGAGCCTCGGATGCCTTTGACTCGCCTTCCTTCTTTGGAGACCCAGACACGCCCTGCTGAC